GTTGGAGAGATCGACCGCTGACTGGCAATACGTCAGGCCCGCTATGGACGGGTCCACGTCGAGATTGTCCCAACCCTCCATCGGGTCAGGCCCGCATCCGAGGTTCAGCCTACTCGGCATTGCGTCTCCAGCATCGCTTGCAAAGATGCAGTTCCTTCAGGTAGCCGCCCTCAGTGAGCCAGCAATGGTAGGGACGCACGACCCTTCGCTCGCATCCGGCACACGTGGACATCCTGCGGACCTGGGTGAAGTTGGCCGTGTACTTGTCAGCCATGCGGCGCAACACGCCTTGGGGGACGGTCATATCGTCACTGGCTTGCCAACCTGTAGCGTCTCGCGCCACGGCTCCCCACGGTCCACCTCGCGTATGACCTCCGTCAGCCCTTGCTTGCGAATGACGATGTTGTCGCCCGGGGTGTGCTCGCCGCGGATTATCTCCTGGACCACGCCGCCGATCTGCTCCGGGGACAGCCGGCTGCCGGGAGTGTCGTTTGGGTAATCGCGCTCACGCATCGGCGTGTCTACCCGGCCGGGGGAGATGGCGTAGGCGTTGTGGCCTTCCATCCCCAGCGACTGCACCAGCGAGATCACGCCTGCCTTGGAGGCGCAGTAGCTAGAGTGGTTGGGTTTGCCGTACATCCCCGCCACGCTGGCGATGAAGATCATGGTCTGGACACCGAAAGCGCAGCACGCGCGCGCTACGTGATAGCTGCCGATCAGGTTGACGAATACATCCTGCTCCCAGGCGTCGGGGTGGCAACTCCCGATCTCGTGGACGTAGGACACGCCGGCACAGTTGACCACGACTTCCGGGCGACGTTGCTGGACGGCCGTGGCCACCGCACCCATCATCCGGACGTCCACGTCCCTCTGTTCGAGAATGGTGGAGCTCGTCACCCGCCCAATCCCCTGAGCTATCCCGCCCCCGCCGAAGATGAGTACGTTCATAGATCCGCGGCAACCCGCGCGGCCATCTCGAAAAGCTGCAACTCGTCAGGGGTGCCAAGAATGGCCGTGTCTGCTGGATAGGGGATTAGTTTCGCTCCTGCCTCGATCATCAGACCGATGGCGGTGGACACGTAGAACTCACCCTTTACCCTTTGGTCACCAGCGATGGCCCGCTTTGCAGCGGCGATAAACTCCGAGGCCCGAGTGAAGTAATACACCCCTGAGACCGCGTGACGAGAGATGACCTCCTTCTCCACGATCCGGGTTATGATCCCGTCAGCGTCAGCCTCGACGTAGGAGTGGTGGGGGTTGCTGGAGGGAAACACCACCACGGCTCCGTCGTGTTGCTCTGCGGCAGCTACGAACCTATCAGGGTCGAGAGTGATGAGTTGGTCGCAGTTTGCGAGCAGGAGCCCATCGTCGGGGTCGATCTGACCCTCGGCTCGCAAGATTGTCTCCAATGCCCCGCCGGTAGGGCGATCGAGGGCCACCCAACCCTCTAGGTCTCCGCGGTGGACCACGACCGTATGGGAGGGGCGGAGAACTGGAGTAACGTTCGCCAGCACCCGGTAGACCATAGGGATACCCAGGACGGGGATGAGGGGCTTTGGGTCCGTGTATCCGGCTTGGCGGAAGCGCGATCCTTCCCCGGCTGCTGGAATGACGACCGTGATCACTTGGTCGCCTCTATGGCGCACTGCCAGTCCACCTCAGCCACCACAGGCCATCCACGCTGGCCCAGGCCGACGCTGGGCATCGGGTGGGCGTTGGGAAACACCCCCCGCACGATGGGGAGCAACTTAGCCTCGGTGCAAGTCCAGTGGTGCATGGTGGACGGATAGTCATGACCGTCCACACCCGGACGACCGCCGATCACCACCGCATCGACCAATCCCTTGTTGTTGGGGTCAACACGGTCAAGGTCCGGGGCGACTACGCACAGCCTTCCGCCGGGGACGAGCAGCCGCCAAGCCTCGGAGAGCACCTGTTCGGCGTCCTCCAGGGCGATGTGCTCCAGGACGTGTCCGGCGTAGACGGCCTCGGCGCATTCGTCGGGGAGGTCCAGGTGGCGGACGTCCGCATACAGGTCGGCCCTGTAAGTGCCGTCGTCCACCAGCTCGATGTTCGTCCAACCTTCCTGGTAGAACTCACCGCAGCCGAAGTTCAATCGCATCATCCAAACAACTCCATGGCGGGCCATCCAGGATTCAGGTCTGCTACGCGCGGCGGTGTTTCTGGATTCCTACCGCCACCGATCCATGTCTCAGCGTCGAAACGGGTGCCGTCTTGCCGGGGAGGACCCAGTGTGGCCAGCCAATCTCGGGTGGCCCACCAGAAATTCCCGCCGAAGCAGGGGGTGCTCGGGCCGTTCCCGTACGCCTCCAGCGAACTGGGCGAGAGCCAGTGGCAACCGACCAGATCGTGGCCGTCCAACAGGGGGAGGCAGTCGCGCCATCCCGACACCAGGCTCCGGGTCATCTTGCGCCGCCAAGCCGCGTTGAACGCCGTGGCGACGTGAACGCCCTTGGTGTGGGCATACAACACGATGGGTGGGGATTCACGCCAGAGCGCGGCGAGGGTGATCTCCTCAGCACCCTGTTCGGCGCGGGCCACGACACTAACCGGGATTCGCGATCTGACCAGAGCACACGCCTGTTCCTGCGCCTCGGGCGTCCCGACGACACCCAAGTTGATGGCGGTGATCGGCAGGCCACTGCCCACCACGGCGTCCAGGTGCTCCGCCACCACGTCCCGCCATCCTCCGACAGCGTAGACGTGGTAGAAGTGCGAGATCATGGGCGGGTGACGTGCCATTCGGCGGGCGGGCGGCAGTCAGGATCGCCACAAGCGCATCCCTCGAAGGGGTACATGTGATGATGGATCACGGGGGGCGTGTGGACGTGAGGGTCAGGATACCCGCGCTCACGGAGTACCGACACCATCGTCACGTCGAGGCGGTGCCAGTCGCGGGTGCTCCCGCTACGATGAACTTGGCAGCGTCCGTCCACGGCTCCCATGAGGTCAGGCTGCGCGGCGAGGAGTTCGGAGCGAAACCGAGTGCATCCCAGCGAGATGGTCAGGAGGTTGCCGCCCTCAGCGCTGAACCCTGGCCCGGGGAACGGGAACAGGCACCACGGCTCGGGGCAGGCGGCCAACTCCTCGACCACGCCCGCCCTGATCTCGATGTCGTGCTCAATGAGCATGAAGTCCTCGCCGCCACTCCACAGGGCAGCGACCGTGTCGAAATAGACGTCCTCACACTCCCGGTGGTGGCAGTGCCGGCGCTGGTCGTTACAGTTGATGATCCCGCAGTCGGCGGGGAGATCACATCGTGCGGCCTTGATGCGCTCGCATGTTGGGGCGTAGGTGTTGAGAGCGGCGTCTACCTGCGGGTAGATGCCAGTGAAGGGACAGACGACGCGCATCTTTCCCCCAGAGCGTCTAGTCAGTCGTGTAGTAACCCTGCGCCGAGAGTGCGTAGGGGGCGCCCGATGTGATGGCAGAAACCGAGATGGTGATGGCGGTGCCGAAGGCGCTGGCATAGACGCCAGGCTGGAGTGTGAGGTCAATGGGCGCGGGAATGATCGAGGCACTCATCATGACGTAGTACGACTGGGTCCAGGTTCCGTCAGTGACCGTCCAGATTCCGTGAACCGTTCCCGTGGCCACTCCACAGGTGAGGGTGACGCCAGTCAGAACCGTTCGCATCCCCGTGATCGCCGGCAGTGAGATCGACCCCGCAGCGGCAGCCAAGAACGTGCCGGAGGCTTGGCACTGTTGTGCCATAGGTGGAGCATCAAAGACGGGCACGGCATAGCCTCCGGATAGTGTGGGAGAGAGTGCCCCGATACTGACGCCTCGGGGCCACAGCGTTGTCCGGGCTAAAGGCCAGAGGCCCTCACCCGATCAGTTCAGGTTATTCCGAAGCCGCGATGTTGGAGATCACGCCGCAGCTCAAGGGAGCGCGGTTGACCAGGGTCTCCAGGGACCGAATGCCCCAGATCTCACGCGGGCCGCTCGGGCCACTGGACGGCATGTCCGTCGCAGCGTAGGGGAACTCAGCGTAGTCCCGGTGGGTGCGGACTTCGAAGACGTTTCCGACGTCCGAGCCGGGGACGTTCGTCAGGACATCGGACCTGGCGATGATGGTTCCCGGGGGAACGCTCGGGTGAACTTCGATCCGGATCGAAGCACCGCTCAGCGCCTTGTTGAGGTAGGTGCCGATGAAACCAGACGCGAAGATGTTGGAACGTCCATCACCGTTCGGCTGGAGGTAGAGGGTTGCGGCCGGGCTGGCCAGCAATCCACCACCGAGGTCCGACGCCTGCTGGGCGTTCATCATGTAGGCGGTCGGCGACTGCTTGATCGCGTTGTAAATCGAGAGGTTGAGCTGATCGAACAGCGCAACACTCGACCCGTTCACGCTCAGCGTGGCACCGTCTGCCGAGACCCAAGTCGCACCCGAGCCGGTCCCCTGTCCAGGAGTGACAACACCGGAAGGTCCGTAGTCACCGAGGATGGTGGCGAGCATCGAGTTGAAGACGAGGGTCGAGTACGAGGTGTCCACGGTGCTCAGGGTCGGCACGACCGGGTAGAGGTCCGGGACCTCGTAGGTCGGGAGGGCCTGAGCAGTCGACGGGACGCTCGTGATCAAGACCGTGTTGGTCGTGGTCGTGGTGAAGTAGACCTGGTTCGAGCTGGACGAGCCGACGAACCAGATGTAGCCGACAGCACCCTTGACGGCAGGCACGAAGGCGCCGACCGCGTTGGTGGAGCTGGTGCTACCAGTGGTCAAGGTGGCATTAGCCGAAGCGGGGCCAGAGCCGCCGTTGTAGTAGTTCCATCCCGAGATGGGCGCACACCGCACGTTGACGGAGGCACTAGAGCCGATGGAGCCAGCGGTGGTGCTACCGGAGATGCCGTGAGCCGCGGTGCCGGCGGAGACCACGACGGTCCCGATCGCAGGCAGGGCGAAGTTCTGGGCACCGGTGCCGAGGGCGCGGTCCTCAAGGTTGAGCAGGTTGGTGAGAACCTGGGCGACCATGAGCGCGTGGGCGTCGGCGTAGCCCTTGGCGATGTCGATCGAGTCCTGGGTGATCATGCCCTTCAGTTCGATCGGCACATAGTTGGAGAAGCTGTCGATCTCATCGACAACCACCATGTTACCTGCCGTGTCGTAGCCGGGGAAGATCGAGGGCTGCGAATTGAGGACGTTGAGAAGAGTACGCCACACCGTGAACTTGGCGCCCTCGGTCGAGTTGACGCGGGGGAGCTGGTCACGCAGGGGCGTGAACTTCGGGAGCAGGGAGACCACGGGGCTGAGGTCATAGCCGACGGCACCGAGGCCGGAAGTCCAGCCAGTGGTGCTCAGGGCCTTCTTGACCGAGCCGATGGTCTCTTCGCTAATGTTCTGGAGGTCCATGTGGAAGTAGATTCCTTTAGGTGTGAGGTGGGAGGCTTACTGGTAGCGCGGCTTGAGGGTTTCGAGGAACGCGAGCCTCTGAAGTCGCGTCCGCTCTGAGGGGTCGGTGGCAACTGCGAGTTGCTTCTCCACCAACTCCAGCGCCGGGTTCGATCCGGCTCCCTGGTCGCGAAGATGTGCGCCACTCTCGGGTCCGCCGTGCGGGCGGTCACTCAGGAGCGGTCCACCGGGGGCAGGGCTGGTCTCCACCCTGGCCAAACGATCCTCCAGCGACTTGACCACCTTCTGGTGGCCCTCTTCCGCTGCTTCGATCGCATCGGCCACGGCCTTACGGACCGTCTCTGCCATGTTATCTAGTGCCTTGGCCACGGGGGCCACGGGTGCTGCAGGTGCCGCAGCGGCAGTCGCAGCGTTGGCCGCGGCCGCATCGGCCACGTCAGGGTTCGGGGGCTGAGCGCCGTCGCCGTCCGCCGGCGCAGGGGCGTCGTCCGCAGTCTCGGCGGGCTTCCCAGCGGCCGTGGTCACGAGGTCGTCGGGGTCCACCACGCCGATCAGGTCACCGGCGGCGTTGTAACAGGCAACCATCGGGTCACCCTTGGCCTTGGTGACGCGTTCCTTGGCCTGGTCGAACGAGAGCATCTTGGATGCCACCGTCACGCCGATGGGAGCGTGCGAGAGGTCGTATGCCGCGATCAGCGGCTCATTGGGCGTCTGGGGCAATGTGGGCACCTCCTGGGCCTTCACAACGGCGTCCTCGGCGGGGGCCGCAGGTAGAGTGGCGAGTACGTTGGTAAGAGACGCGATGGCGTCCCGGATGGCCTGCTCGTTGGCGCCGGACAGGACGCGGCCGGCCTTCTTGACGGCAAATGCCCCCTCGACGGTTTCCAGAGCGGTCAGCGGGAAGGTCTGCATGGCCTTGATGACCCCGCCGTCAGCGGCAAGCTCAGCCTCGGTCGTCTCGCCAACGGCGAAGGACGCGAGCACCCCGATGGCGAAGTCAATCGCCGAGGATGCGTCCTCCAGATCCCAGGCGTTGTCGGCAGCCTCGGATTCTCCGACGGCCACCTCCTGTCCCTCGCGATCGGCCAGATACTCTAGGGCGAGCTTGGCGCGTCCCAGGATGGCCGTCCACTTCTGGGCGGTGGCCGCATCGACGTTCTCCCAACTCTCCGAGCCTGGGGTGCCAGCGTCAACTGGGCTTCCGTCCTCGACCACGATGGTGCTGGCGTCCAGGTCAGGATCGCCGTCAGCCTTGACGACGGGCTCCACGGGTGGCGCCAATGGCGCCTCAATGGGGTTGGCCATTAGCTTCTCCTGTGATTTCGACACGTCAATGCCGAACTTCTTGGCTGCCGACTTGATCTTCGGCATGGCCTTGTCTCCGAACGGGCTCTGCGGGGCACGGGCCAGGGCGTTCCGGGTGTGCACCGCGTCATAGATGGGGAAGTGCCGCAGTGACCGCGGCGTGGTCTTGCCGCCCGCGTCCTTCGTGCCGCCGGGCTCGATGTAGGCGAAGTCGCTGTCAGGGTGATCGTTCTGTGTTGCCGCCGAAGCTTCCGCCTTGGCGACGAGCGAGGGGTGCTGCGGGGGACGCTTCATCAGCGCGATGCTGAGTGGGTCCTGCGGGTCGTTGGACTTCATGATGGTGAAGAGCATCCCCGACGCCGGTCCTTTCACGAGATCCATGCGGGGGATGTCGGCGGCGAACATCTCCTTGAAGATCGGCTCCTCTTCCTCGTCGGTCAGGCCGAACTCGTCATCCATCAGTTATCCCCAGTCGGCAAGCGCCGAATGCGTCTCTTGGCAACACCATCCATACTGAGCCCGTCCGCGTTCTCGCCGACGACTTGCTCAAAACCGATGCTGTCCAGTTCAATGCCCATCGTCCAATCGTTGGTCTTGATGACCTGGGAGTTGCCGTATATGTCGGTGGTTTCCCAGTCTGGGCCGCGCCAGATGCCCGTCTCCACGACCGTCCCGTGACCCATCGTCCCGTCCGCGTGATAGAAGCCGATCCGGCGACCCTTGCGGCAGAAGTCCCAAGCGGTCCGCTCCAGTTCGTCGGCACTCATCCATTCGTGGTGGCCGTCTGCGCGCTCAGAGGGATACGCGACACCCCAGACGTAGCGCTTAGGATTCTCGGGCACAGACAACCGCTTCGTGACGACAGCCTCGTCGGGGACGGGCTCAGGCTCAACGGCGGCCGCAATGACCGGCATCACCTGGCCGCAGAGAGAACAGAACATCGCGTCTCCTAGAGTGGCCTGTAACTGACCCAGAGGTCGGGCGGGAAGATGGCGACCTTCCGCTTGCCAATCCGCAGGATCAGCTTGCCGTTGACGTTCTCGACGTCCGTAGCGGTGATGTGCTGGGTGAACTCGCACCCACCGTGGTCACGGCAGACGATCTCAAACCGGAACTCGGGTTTCACTCCGCGTCCTCGTCGGTGGTGTCGTCGGAGGTCCCCACGATCGATTCGACATTCGGAGACGGCGCGCAGCGACATCTCGGATGAGGTAAATCGGGAACGTCTGCGGGGGCATATGGCCCGTTCGCAGCGATGTCCTCACAATCGTCACAGGCGCCCGGGGCGGTGAGCCAGTCCACCAACTCGATCCCGTTCGCCTCGTAGGTTTGCAGCGAAGCCGACATGGCGGCACGGGCGCACTCGGTGTCAGCGATGGTGAACGCCCGAGAGGCGTCTCCGCCGACATAATCCCGGAGACCCATGGCGATAGAATCCATCGAGGCGCCTGAGGCTACCCCCTGGGCGATCTGGGAGCCGATCTGGTCGATGGTGGAGGATGCGATGCCCTTCAGGGTGAACCCGAGGCCCGAGAGCACCGCGTCCAGGCCAGGGTCGCTGATCGTAGCCGCCGCGCCGGCCCAGCCGGGGGTCCAATCTCCCCATGCCGTATCCTGCATGGAGGCGGGCAGCGCCGACTGGGCGGGGGCCGTCAGAGTGGTGGGGCCTGGCATCTGGCCTCCTGTTGTGCTAGGATTGGGACATGAGTGTTGTTGACAACCCGCCGTCGTGGTTTCGGGGCGCCATGCTCTTGCCCCGCAGCGAACTTCGGAAGTTCTATGACGCCGACCTGCCCCGTGAGCCGGGTTGGCGAGAAGGCCCCAACCTCAAGCGGCAGTCAGACTACGCTTGGGCGCTGGAGAACTTCGGCCACGGCTCCGAGTTGATGGACCCCGGGATCATCCGCGTGGTCCGTCTCCTCCAAGAAGCGGGGGTTGAAACCTGCCAGTCCTGCCAGGGAGGCGAGGGACACGCCTACGAGTGGCCTGCCGTGGATGTGACCCACGAACCGTGGAAGGCGCTGGACGTGGCTAACGGCTACGGCATCCCCGTGTCTCGCATCGCCCATACCTGGAACATCGACCCCGACCGAGGGGAGCCCTATGACGCCAGCTTCTGGCGGATCGCGTTCGAACCACGGCGGCTGGCGAGATGCCGCGAGAGGTGGTACGACGGCGAGGAGAATGATCGGCAGGAGTACAACGACTGGGTCGCGGCAAACCCTACCGCTTGACGGCATCCGCGGCGACGATGGCCCCGCCAACCCAGGCATCACGCTTGGCCTCGGTGAGCACCGCCTGTAGCTGCGAGAGGTCGAGGTCAGCGGGCGTCAGGTTCCCCTGAGCGAGTCGAGACTGCGATGGCAACGCACTGGCAAGCGCCTGTCCGACCAGCGGGGCGTAGTGCCCCACGATCTGGTCGAGCAGGGCGTCGGTGGGGTGCTTGGCCTTCCTGACCGGATAGGCTACCGCCGCAGTAGGGTTAGCCCGCGAGAAAGGGTTTGCGCTCTTGGCGGCCTCCGCGAAGGCGGCGTCCACCTGAGCCCGCGTGGTGCAGCCAGCGAGTGCCTTAGTGATGTGCTCTGACACATCAGCGGGGATCACCGTCGAGGCGAAGGCCCGGAGCGGCTTGCCGGTCTTGACGCGGTTGCGGGCGAAGTCGCGCCAGCGGCCGAGTTCCTTCTGGATTGCCACCCGGTCGTCCTCGTCGTCCTCGTCGTCGTCTAGCTCAGGATGCGTGGCCCTGAACTCGTCATAGCCAACTAGGCCAGTCTCGGCCGTGATGCCCTCAGTCTCGCTCTTGGCCACCGCGGCGATCGTGGTGGGGGCAGGGGTGGCAGCCAGCTCGTCCTGTGGGAACTGGGGCTCGTCAGGGTTGAACGTCGAGACCAGCGCGCCGGGAGTGTTCATGGTCTTGCCCGGTGTGATACCGGCCGCAGCCTCAAAGGGCTTCTTCCCGGTGTCCACCAGAGGCACGGTGTCCAACGGCCCACCCGTGGCGGGGTTGATCGGGCCGGCGATGGCGAACAGGTTGGCCAGCGGGATCGGCCCCGCCCGAGAGGTCATGACGAACCGCGGCACGGGCCGGTCAGAATCGACCTCCAGCCCGAACATCTCGGAGCGCCATTCGTCCACGGTCACAGCGCCGCCCTCGGTGCCGATCTTCCACACATTGGCGTCAGCGACGCGATCCTCTTTCTCGGCCGAGTAGGAGGTCTGCATCTTCACCGGCAGCCCCAGGTCGTCCTGGAGGTAACTGGTGATGAGCCCGTCGAGATCCTCACACATCGGACGATCAGCGATCCGGGACTGGACGTCTATCTGCGTCTCCCCCGTGGCCTTGTTGATGTCTAGCGTGACCCCGAGGTCTGACGGCACCACCCCGAAGGCAGCGCATCCCTTCCTGAAACCCCAGAGGTAGGCGTCCGTGTCGAACGACTCCGAACGGATCGGGGTAAACTTCGTCCCCTGTGGCACGACGTGGGCCTGGACCTTCTTCTGCTGGTCCCCCATGAGCTTGGCGTTCAGCCTAGCCTGGAAGTCGTCCAGCTTGGCGGGGTCGTCCCAGGATTCCGGCGCCTCCAGCCAACCCGCGGGGAGGTTCGACGTGTTCCAGTATTCCAACAGGTGGAGCGTCATCCGCTCGTCGATGTTGGCGACGGCGATCACGTCCTCGATCGGTGCCCACCCGTAGGGCGAATCCTCCTGCGGGAAGTAGGGCGCATAGATGACGTCCCGGTCAGCCAGCCAGTCCCACGGCACGCCGTTGGCGAACTGGAGGTAGGCCGGGGCGTCACCCACCGGCAGACGGCCGTAGTAGTCGAGCATCGGGGCGATCGTGGTCCCGTCGATGACCTCTAGCGCCATCACACGTCCGAGCATGTCCCGTCGCTTGTAGAGCGTCAGGGCGTCATAGCGGAGACGTGAGTTCAGCGCCTTGGCAAGCCACCGCTTGTAAGGCAGCCTACCGTCAGGCTTCTCGATGGCCTTCCGTCCAGTCTCCAGCGCCAAGCCGATGTCGCTGTCGCCCTCTTCGCCGTCAGCGGGGACGATCGCCCAGTCGAACGAACGGATCGAGTTGATGCGGTGGGCGATGCACATCCTGGCAACGTCCCAGGTCGTCGTGAAGGCCCGGAGCGTGTCGAACGAGATCCTGCCCGACCGAGGGCGGACGGTGATGTTGGCGCCGGTCTGGTAGTCGAACTGCCGCGGCTCCGCGCCATAGCCGAAGTACGGGTAGAGCGGATGGCCTGGCGGGAACGGAAGCTGCCATCCCATGCCCTGATTGAGCAGGGATTGCTCGATGTTCGGGGGTGCGTTCGTGCCGTTCACGGGCGACGGGATCGGATAGTCGGCGCTCTTGGAGACGCGGGACACTGCAAACGGGCCAATCCGCACGAAAGAACCTCCTAGATAGGCGCTCCACACGGCGGCGCAAGGTGCTAAGATAGAGAGAGCCGGCAGGTCAACCCGGGCCTAACCCCGGGGACGCGACCGCTCATCCTTGTGCCCAATGCGGGGGTGGCGGCCAATTACCGAGCGAGACCCAACATGCGCCCGCCGCCGCTCCCGCGGGCACCCCTCTCCGCGACGGGCACAAGCACCGCCGCGCGCTGCGGGCGATCGAGAAGGCGTTTGCGCTCGATCTCTGGGAAGAGGGACGAAGATTGCATGAAGGGGACCATCACTAGCTCGACACCCAAAAGGGCTACGTCCCCGACACGAAGGGGGCGGGGGCTTAGGCCCTCGCCCTCGGCGGGGGTCCTCGCTGGCCGACCCAGCGATGACGGGGGCAGGGGACGAATCGCCACGGCCAATGCCAAGCGTCGCTGTCAGGGTCGATCATCAACAGAGCCGGCGGAATCCTGAACTGGCGCAGTAGGGCGTACCAGATAACGCAGCACGAAGGGTACCCGTAGCCCCTGCCCTCATCGACCTCTAGGCGCCACTGCTTGGCCCTGCCGAGATGAGTATAGGGATCGTCCGCATGATCTGTGGTCAGACATGCCAAGAAACGCGCCGCTGGCCGCATTAGCCCACGTCCTTGCCACAGATCATGCACACGCCGTTGCGCCGCCGATAGTGACTACACGCTGCCTCGGGTCCGCTGGACACGGCGACGGTCGGCCGCTGGGGCACCCGGCAGTGGATACAGAAGCCGTCGTTCCAGAAGTGCCTGCCGTCATCACTCTGCGGGCATCCCTCGCCGGGAACGTCCGCCCACCCGCCAGCCACGACGGTGGGCGATGCGTCGAGTTCTCGCTGCCAGAGGTTGCCCATCTGAACCCCCAGCATCATCCGCTGGAGTGCTTGGCTCATGCCGTCCACCTGGTCATCGTGGGCAGCGGTCGGAAACCCGGCGGTCTCTTCCACGAACCCCCCTACGTCAAACAGCGCCACGTCCTTGGTCGGCAGGAACACGTTGCCCGCCTCGACGAAGGGTGAGACTGCCCGCGCTCGGCTGACCTTGGATTCCTTGGGGTTGACTGGGATGATGCCGCCTATCTCTTTCTTGAGGCTGTCGATCACCGCCGGCCCGTTGGCCTTGTCCTCGATCAGCTTGGCGGTCGCCTGCGGCCACTTCGCCGTCAGGGTCCGCACCGCCTTGAGCGTCTCGGTGAAGGTCATACGATCGCGTACCTGATCGACCAGCCACGCCTGAGCGCCTTTGTACGCCCACACTTGGCCTACCACGAAGTCGGTCCCCGTGGTGTCCTTGAACGTCATGTCCCAGGACTGGAGCAGGTTGCGCCCGTCCTCGATGCGGTAGGCCAAGCCATCTCGCGACCAGAGCGGCTCGCTGTAGCGGACCCACCATGCGCGGTTGAACACGTCGCCCGCATCGGGAGAAGGGCGCCCCTGGTAGAGCGCACTCCAAATGCGAGGGGCGGTGGCGGCCTTGGTCGCCTCCCACTGGGCGTCGGTCCTGCCTCGGGCGCTCTGGAGGTACTCGCCAGGGGTCCGACCGAGCACGTCCGATTGCCCTTGCTCAGGGTGGTGGTCGGCCTGCGCGGGAATGTTCAACACGGTCCAGCGGTCGTAGTGCGGAAGTCCAGCCTTGGCGTCCTCGGCCTGTTGCGCCAAGAGCCTCCCGGCTAGGTCGTTCTCATGCCATCTCGTCAGGACCACAATCACCGGGGCGTTCGGGGCGAGACGAGGTCGGGCGACCGACTGCCAGGTGTTCCACGCCTGCTCGCTCAGGAGTTCGCTGTCGGCAGCGCGGTAGTCCTTCACCGGGTCGTCTATCACCAGCAGATCAACGGGGCGCCCCGTGATGGCCCCGTAGAGGCCAACGGCCGTCAGGCTACCCCTATGGGGCGGCGCTAGGGTCCAGCGTCCCGCAGCGCGGCTCTCCTGGCTGACACGTAATCCGAGGTCGATCGTTCCGTCCGTCCCGTCGAAGGTAACCACGTCCCCTCGAACCTGAGACGCGAACACCCGAGCGATGTCGTCCCCGTAGGAGATCATCACCACTCGGCTGTTCGGGTTCCGCAGGAGCCACCACTCCACCCCATACCGTGAGATCCGGGTGGACTTGCCCTCCTGGGGGGGCATCGAGATGATGAGGCGGTTGCAGCGCCCTTCAGCGACGTCCACGAGGGCTGCGTCGATCAGGTCGAGCGCCGGCGTCTGCACCGTCTCGGGGTCGAGCGCCTTGGCCAGCTCGCCAGGTGTCGCCCAGCGTCGAGGTGGAATCGGCGGGACGAAGTGTCGGGCCGCCACGGTCCAGGGGTTCGAGGTCACAGTGTTGTAACGATCCCCCGTAGGGCACTCTTTCCACCGTGCCGGTGGTATACTTCAGTCATGGGAACCGCCGCCACAGGAGCCACCGAGATGAGGGACTACAACCCCGCGACTGACCGTGAGATTGTCAACCGCTACGCGGAAGGTGCCTGGTTCTACATGGGCAACATGCAGGAAGCCATCTCGGACGCCCTGTACGACGAGGGAATCCACGCCACTGAGGACGCGTTCTGCGACGGTGCCGAGTACGTGAGCGGGATCGTCGCCCAGGCCCGCGCTGAGACCACTAGGTGACCCCACGCCGCATCCAGCGCCAGCGGACGAAGGAATGGCGGATGCCCGAGGGAGCCGTTTACGTCGGCCGACCAACGAAGTGGGGAAACCCGTTCGTGGTCGGAAGCGGAGCCTTCGTCAACGGCGTGGAGGTCGAGATCACTCCCGAGTTGGCCGTGGGCCTGTATCGCGAGGTCGTAACCATGTGGTGGGATGGCTCATCGCGCCGTAAGGCCGTTGAATTGCTCGGGGGGCACGATCTTGTGTGCTGGTGCTCATTGGATCAGCCGTGTCACGCCGACGTGCTCTTGGAGATCGCTAATGCGTCTGCGTAGCGCTTGGCAGGATGCGTAGCGCCCGGCATCCTAAGCGTACCGCTACGCACCCGCGATCATCAACTGAGCCTCGACCACCTCGCGGACAGCCAACGGCTCCGGATCGACACCCAGCGCGATGAGGCATCCCCGGATCACCTGGGCGATCTGCGCTCCGTAGCGCTCGTCCAGCCGGGTGCGCCGCTCCTCCAACCCGAGCTTGGCCAGGTCGGTGGCGAACTTCTGCGTCCGATCGAGCGCCCGCTCGTACAGGGCGATCTCTGACCTCAACTGCTCGGCGCCCTTGGCGTCCTCGTAGCGGATCAGCGAGAGGCCGGCGACGATCTCCCGGAGCTGCCGCTGCCACTCTGCCGCCTCAGCGGTGAGGCTCAACAGGAGTTCGACGGGATCGCCCACGGGCTCCACGCCCTCTCGGCGGATCGCCAGCAGCGCCTTTCGCTCGACGTTCGCACTCTCGGTCGCGGCCCTGAGGTTGGGGGATCTACCGCCATGAGTGGCGCAGATTCGCCGGCCGTCTTGGGTGGTGGTCAGTCCTCGGGTCTGTTTGCAAGGCTCTCCGCCGTGTGAGCGGTGGGCCGAGCATCCGTCTCCGTGGTCCTTGCCGCACTTCTGGCAGGCCATCTCAACTACCCGGTCAAGTAGTAGTCGGGTGGGGTCCTCCGAGGATCGTCCCGAGCCCACCGCTTCCGGGTCGCCTTGGCTTGGGCTGCCGCATCACAGTCGGGGCAATCGCGGATCATGAAGTCGCCCTTGATCCCGCCGCCACCTCCACAGGTAGAGCATCGTGGGGGTAGCAAATCAACCGTCGCGTTCAGGTCTGTCAAGGTAGGTTGTCAACCTCCGAGGGGTGGCAGGCCGCGGATTCGAACCGCGCATGCCTGGGGTTATGAGCCCCGGCTAGGCCCAGCCTTGCCTGCTACGCTCAGTGCCCGTCCCGGCCACCGGGGCGGCGCATCGGACCGTTTCTCCCTGGCGCTCCGACTGTCGGTCTTAGGGTGGATTCCGCTACGCCGTTCTCCCCGGTGGTTGGTCCGGTTCGTTTG